TTATATTATAGTGAGTACCTAGTGTTTTAAGAACACCACCTACTGTTACATCAACTTCTGCATTTGCTAAAAATGAAAAAGGTATAGCAAAACTGGCTGTACTGCCATTTCCATTATGTTGAACTGAAGTAGCAGTAGTGTTAGTAGCCATGATTAAAAGGAACTATTGTTAAATGTACCTAAGTTAAGTTTATCAAACTCTTTAAGCAATACATCATTAAAGTTTTGATTCTTTTCTTCAACTGCATTTATTCTATTATTTCTGTCTTCTTCTGTCATTTCAGTTCGCATATACTCTATCATACCTGCTTTTATATATTTGGTATTTATTTTTGATAATGATTGGAATATAAGTTCTGATGCTTTTTGTCCTTCTTCACTTTGTAAGCCATTATTTTTAATAGTATTTCTAAGTGATTGTATATATGGTGTATTTATTTCTGCATTGATAGCTTCTTTTATATTCATATTTTTACCTTTATATTTTAGTTCTATTACGTTTGTTATTTTTTTAAGATCATTGTATTCATTCCTATCTAATTTTTTTGGTATGAAGTCTGCTGATTTTAAATTAGGTAATACTGATCCTCTTATAATATCTGGCGGTGGAGGTAACATTTTACCTATCTCAGCTTGCACATCAAGAACTAAAAAGTTTTGACTTTCTCCTATAGGTCTATTGTAGATAAATTGAAAGATACCTCCTTCTTTGCGTGGATAAGTTACTACATTATTAGTTATATGTTCTACTTGTGAAGGTAGCTTACCTCCTACATTTAAAGGTACGATTTCTTTAAAAATCTTATCTACTGTATTTTCAAAAGCTTGAACTATAAAATTTGCCTTATTAAAATCTTCATCACTATATGGCAAACTTTCATTAGCACCATCTCCTGAGTATGTTTTTGAATCACGTTTTATAAATTTTCTTAATTGTGTAGGATCGCCTGTTGACTCAAATAAGGCTTTAGCATCTTCTTCAGTAAATCCCATTGTTTCTTTTATAGCAGCAGGTATTCTTGCAAGTCTTTTAAATAAACTTGAATAAAAAAAGTTAGAAGAAACTTGTCTGCCAATATAATCAAGAAACTTTTTGTCTTTATATGTCAAACCTTCTTCTATGCCTTGCTCGCTAATTCCTCCACCAATTTGTATGAACTTTAATAACTCAGATATTTGACTTGTATATGTTTTACCAAACATATTACGACCAACAAAAGCAAACCAAGTTCCTACATATTCTGCTACTCCTTCAGCATCAAGATCGCCTTCGTATAAAAACGGCTGCATCTCTGCAAAATCTAACCAAGTTCTGACTAAAGAAGCTAGTGGGTCAGGTAAAAACTCAAGACTCTTATAAATATATACAGGCTTACCATTTCTCAACAAAGGATCGCCATTTTCGTCATACTGTAAAACAGCTTTACTATAAGGTCTCCAACCATTTTTATACATAGAAATCCATTGTGCAGCACCTTCTTTGGTATAAAAATTAGGACCACCACCTGTTAAAAATTCTTTTTTATATTCGTCATCTACATCTTCAAATTGTTTATTAGTTAGAAATAACATTAAAGTACCAAGTGCAGCACCCATTCTTATTTGACCATTTGCTTGTTGACGAACATAAGGGTCTGGACTATTTAAGTCAGCAACCATATCAGGTAGAAGTGCTTGGTTTACTACATTTATGTTTACCCTTTGTCCATTTGGTAATGTAACTTGTATTGGTAAATTTACTATTGGCAAGTATCTTGCAGTTTCTAAGAACATATTGGTTGGGGTTCTTGTAAATTTAAAATAAAATCTAACTGCGGGATTATTTATAGCTGCGTCATTTATAAACTTTGCACCTTTACCAAAATAACTATCTGTTCTTATGTCTTGAGTAAAGGTAATAGTTTTGCCAACTTCTTTTGCTCTTGTAAGTATTCTTTGTATTACTGCATCAGTTGGTTGTAGTTGTCTTGGTCCAACTACTCCTTCATCTAATGGATCAATTCTACCTAAAGTTCCTTCTTGACCTCTAAGTAAATAAGATATAACACCATCTACAGTTCCTTTTATATATTTTGTTAAATCTTCTCCTTCTAAATTTCTACCAACACCTTCATTAAAAGCTTCAAATGCAGTAGCAGCAATAATATTAGGTGCTTGTATCAAAGCATCATTAGCTGTCATCAATCTACTAGGCAATCTAACAACTCTTCCAAACTCGTCATAAGCTCTTAAAGGCCAGAAGCTAGAATCTGAAGATATAATAAATCGTTGACCTGTATCTCCTTTAACATTTCCAACATTAATAAAGTTGTCTTCCATATCCCATGATCTTTTCCAAGCATTTACACCAAAATCTAAGTTATAAAATAAATAAGACATATATTGTTGTGCTGCCCTTAACTCGGTAACACTACTAGCACCTACAAAATTATTCATTGCTTTCATAAATGTCATCATTGCACCAGAATATAAATTTATTGCTTGTGTATTAGGACCAGAAAGAACAGCATTAATACCAATTTCATTTAAAATTCTTGCACCTTTATCTAATTTTTTTATAAGTGAAGAAGAAAAAGCATCTTGATTTTGTATTGCAACAAGTTTTCTAGGATCGCCACTTGCTGCTTTTAAAGTAACTGCTGCTTGGTTTAACTTTGAATAATCTCCTGTTTTTGTAGCTTCTTCTAAAGCTTCTGTAAGTCTAGTTTTTAATAATTGATTTCTTGATATTGCGTCATCAATATCTATTTGTAACTCAGGTACTTTAGCAGTAGCAGCAGCCTTCTCAGCAGGTGTCATACCTGTTATCTCTTCAACTGTCTTGCCTTCTATACCTTGCTCTGGCTTCATACCGAAAGACTTAACAGTTCTACCTGCTTGTGTTCTTAATGGCAGACCTAGTGTTAACCATTCTTCTACATCTGTTAGTGCTTCAAACAAATCATCAATACTTTTTTGTATCTTTGCAGAATCTTTTGTCTTAATAAGGTCCATCATTATTTGGTTTTTATTAGCTACGTTTTCTGTTGCAAGTGTTATAACTTGTGCAACTGCAAAATTTAAAGAATCACTAGGAACTAAGTTATACATCTTTGCATACATTTCTGCATATTCTTTTATCGCACTTGTATTAGATAACTTAACAACTCCTTTATCAAACATACCTAGACCTTCAAGCCTTGTTTGTACTTGGCTTTTAGAGCCTACAAAAACATCTTCATCTTTTAATTGCCTGATTATTGATTCTACTAATTCTTGTTGTCTTGGTTTAAATTCTTTAATAAAAGCAACTGATTGAGGATTTTTTGTAAGATCTCCTAAATTTTGTTTTTTGCCAGTAATACTTGTCTGTACTTCTTGGGAATATTTAGCATCAGCAGGTACTTCTATTGTTAGCCCTACTGTGTTACCTTGACCTGCTTTTGCGTTACCTGTTTTATCAATAACTATCTGTTTTATTTTTTCATGTATGTTAGTTCCATGCTGCCTTATTTCTTGTTCTGTAAAACCTTGACTAATAAAACTTTCTAAAATTTGATCTGCATACTTTGGTGGTTTTGTTTTTTTATATCTCAAATACCAAGCCATCTTATCAAAATCAGATTGAAAAATTATTGGTGCATCTCCATAGTTAGGCTTTGTATTTTTAAATTGATTAGGCATTATATATGTTCTAACAGAACCATCTATAGGTTTTGTATTTGTTTGACTACTTGTACCAGAACCTTCGTTCTTTAACTTTTCTCCAATGTTGTCGTAGTTTTCTCCTTTACTTTCTATATCATTTTTTAAAACTTTATTTGCTTTAGTTATATTTTCTGCTGCTTCTTCTACAACTTGTACATCTTTTTTATTTAAAGTAAATATGTTGTTTAAATTGTCGTATCTAAAATTTTTATACTTAGTAAATATTTTATCTAAACCTTCAATAGAACCTTTCAGACCTGTACCAAAAGCAGTACCAAGTCCAAATGAAGCATAGTATTCATCTAAAGTTACATCATCTCCAAGTATGTCTCTTAAAAAAGTTTCAGTAGTAGCAATAGTACCACCATAAGCACCTGACGCAGCTACACCTTTCCAACCTTTCATTGTCACACCAAAAGGAATGATTTGTGTAAAACCAGCAGCAAAAGCTTCATTGTTGTTAGGTTTAAAATTTACTCTATCTTCTTCTTTTGTTCTTTGTTTTTGTGCTTCTACATTTGCAAAATAACCTACAGCCCATTGACCAAGAGCATATACAGCTTTAGCCCATTTGCCTTTACCAAATAACAACGGACTAAAAACATAATCAGCAGTCATACCAAGACCTATTTCTATACCCATGCCTTTTGCTAATTTATTTAGTTGCGATTCATCATCAGCTTCAAGCATATTGATAGTAAAACCTTTGTCTTCATAATGTTTCATTACATTTGTAAGACCATTTTGAAACTCCTCGCTTTCTACAACTTCTCTAGATATTTTGTTTCCTAAAAACTCTTCTCCTGAGTAACCTGTTTCTTGTTTTATTAGTTTGAAGAACTGCTTTCTATCTCTTAAACCTTTAATCGGTTTGTTATTAAAACCTAAGTTAGTAAACTGATTACCTTTTATAAAATCATAAACACTTAAAAATTTTAAACGTGCTTCAAGGTTTGGTACAGTATCTTCTCCAACTGAAAAGTCTATAGTTTTATTAAATATGTTTCTTGTCTTATCATTTGGTTCTGCATATAAATCAAATGGTTCCTCTCCATTTTGTAAAAAAGTATTTGTGTAATCACTAAAGTTATACTCCGTATCCCAATCTATCCAACTTTTATCCATATTAAATATTTTTTTATTATCAAAGACATTTTCAAACTCAACTTCTGGCTGCTGTTCTTCTGTTGTATCAACAGTTGTTTCATCTTCATATCCTACTTCTTGAAGTTTTTGATCTATACCTATATCTACAGTAGGCTTTTCTTCATTTTCAAAGCCTATATCGTTGTTTGCAGGTGTAAAAGTCATTACTTATTTTTTTGAGAAGTATCTTCCCATAACATACTAAAGATTTTATTATAAGTCTCCTGACTTTCTTTAACTGGTTTGTTAGATGTAATTTGTTCTACTGTAAAGTTTTCTATTCCTTGATACATAGGTATTAATATACCTTTATTATTTGATTCTTTTCTAGTTAATTCTTCTATTATATTTTCTTTAAAACGATCTCTGTCAATAGTATTTAATCTTGCTCTAGCCACTCTCATAAATACACTTTGAACTACACCTGCTATATCTTCTGGACTACTTAAGGTAGCTTCTGTTAAAACCATATTAACTATTGCATTTTTTGTTTTGATGTCTTCTGGCTTATTGCTATAAAATAATTCAGAATATATCTTTGTAGCTTCTTGTTGTATCTCAGGAGTTGAGCTATCTGCATAAGCATGATCTATAACACTTTTAATATATTTAGTATCTTTTTCTAATTCAACTTTTCTATCTCCACTTCCATAAGCAGTAGCACCATTAAATCCTTTCCATAAATTTGTTTTTGTTTCTATAAGTGGTGTAATTTCTCCTTTAGATTTTTGTATTGTTATTTTTGGTATTTTAAATTTTTGACCAACACTAATATTATTTTGTTTTTCTTCAGTATCTAAATTATTTAATTCAGCAATATTCAAATAATTTACACCTTCAAACTTATCGGCAATAGAGCTTAAAGTATCTCCACTTTGTACTTCATAAATAGTTTCTTGTTCTGTTTCTTTAGAAGCTTCTTGATTTGAATTTTGTATCACTTCATTAGATACTATTTTACCATCACTTTTTGGTACAAAAACTTCTCTGCCTTCTTCTCCAACAATTACAGGTTCATCTTTTTTAACAGGACCACCATCAGCTAATCCTTTTAGTCTTTCAAGGTTTTTATTATCTTTTTTAATTCTTTTATTAGAATAATTAAATAGTTTTTCAAGTAAAGGATCAGCAAATTTATAGTTGTTAGTTAATATATTGTATGTTTCTTCTTTTAAAAATTTAATAATTACAGCTTTTGCTTCATCTTTTTCTTTTTGAGTTGCATAGTCTGTTGTAGCCCAAACATCAATTTTATCTCTATATCGTTTTGAAAGATCATTGAAAGCATTTGTATAACCAACTTTTACTACTGTATATCCAGACTTATTATCTTCTCTCAAAGCTTCTTTCATGTTTTTAAGAGTAGTTTCAAACTCTGGGTACGAAGACAACACACCTTGAGAACTTTCTTTATTAATTAATTTTAAAGCTTTTTCATATCTTGTTCTATCTTCATCAGTTGCAGTAGAGCCTAGTACAGCCATAAAACTATCAAGCCTTACTCTTGCTTTGTCTCTATCTCCAAACTTGCCATTGTTATAGTCTCTTACAAATCTATCAAACCAAAGATCAACATTATCATTTCTTAAATTATATTCTTGAACAATAAATTGTTTTAAATCCTTGTGTCTTGCAACTAAAGCTTTGAGAGTTTTGACATTATTGACATACGTTGTCTGATCCATAGAAGTCCAATCCATGCTGCCTAAAGTTTCTGTTATGTCTTTTTTATTTAATAGGTTTACAAGATCTTGTTCTTCTTTGTTTGCATCTTTTATCTTTTCATATATTTCTTTCTTAAGTTCCAAGATAC